AGTTGCTCCTGCTGGTCTGACCTTTGAGACATCCCAAGACGGTAACTGACCGCTGTAAAGTAAGCTGACAAGTTCTCTATAAGCCTTTGCCCATCCGATTTTACTGTCGATGACTGTGATCGTTGTTTCTGTTGCATGGAAATCCTCCGCCACTTCAGGTAGTTTAGACACGTACTGACGCTCTACAGAAAAACCAACGCCTGTACCACACATAAGTATATACATCATCTCATCAAAGGCACGAGGGTGATCTATAGGTAAGTAGCTACAGTTAAACCCTGCTACGTTGTCACGGTCTAGTGCTTTACCTGCTGTCATCAACGCTCTCATGCTAGGCATAACTTCAAGGTTTAGAATAGCGTTGTATACGTCATCGTAGTCCTGTCCCTTGAGCTGTCCACGCTCTTTGAAGTAGTCGCAGTAACGTGCTACAGTCTCAGGCCAGTTCTCTCGTCTCTGTTCTTCTGGGATGTAACGTGCGTAGCGTGACTTGTGAATGTACTGTTGATAACTATCCATTATGTTTCCTTAGTGTATTGTTGTTTCTTCTGGGTTTGCTAGCAGTGAATACTTGATTACGTCAAGGATTAGAAACACCTCAGCAAGTGACATATCAGTAGCTATCTGTGCTGTTCCTTCTTCATCCTCTGTGATTAAAACAAACCTACCTTTCTTTTCATGAGACTCTACCATCTCTCCAGTAGCGTAGGCTAGTTTGTCTACTAGGGAACGCTCCTTTTCCTCTTTCTTTCCAAACTTTCCGTCTACTACTTTCATATCCACACTCCGTTAGTTACTCCGTAATACACCATTATACTACAGAGTACAGTGACTGTCAAGTACCAGAGTACCTCACGCTTTTTCATCACTCACCCTTTCCAGTGCATTAGCACAGTTAACAGATCAAACTCACCAAATGTCAGACTAAACTTATCTGTACCAGTCTTGCGATTAATGAAGATATCATAGCCCTCGCCATTGCTCCACTGTGTGACTTCCATAAAATCATTGTCACCTGCATGAATGCAGTAATCCTTCATCTCTGAGAATACTGCTTTGCGCTTGTTTACTTCAATCATCACTCACCCTCAATTAGTTTATCCTGCTGTGCCAGCATTCTTTTATCGTGTTGACTTATGTCCAAAAACAGGGACTTTATGGACATATAGACATTCTAATGTCCAAAACTGGGACTTTATGGACACTTTTATGCGCCTTTTCAGGATAGTTATCCCACTTTCCTGCATCATATACGTTGCCTCAGCAACTCATGCGTTGCGCTTAACGATCTCCACCACTCCCTTGTATGACACCACGAGCCATACGAGACTTCAGCTTCTCAATGTTAAAGACTGCTACGTCCTCTAGCTTAATGTTGTTGCGCTTAAGCAACACTGCCAGATTCCATAGCACATCACCAGCCTCACTGATTAGCTTGGTGCGATCAACCTCAACAGCGTCACCGCGTAGCACAGGCTTGACAAACAGATCAGCTAACTCTGCAGCCTCTACCATTAGAGAGGCTACAGGATAGAACTCGTTGTCGTAGATGGCTGTCTGTTCAGCTAGTACTTGATACTCATTAAACTCCATCACATCACCTCGTCTACTGATTCAATCATCTTGTCAAGATACCAGCGAGCTTTACGTAAGTCCTGCACTGGGTGTTCCTTGTAGCGCCAGCGGTGAAGATACTTCAGCGCATTGCCCTCACAGTACTCAATGAAGCCATCACCGAGTTGCTGTTTGATGTAGTCAATAGCTTCAATACCACCTGTGTTGTAGTGCTTAGGTTTAGTTACTGCATCCCACTGCTGTGGTGTTGCGTCATTCAGTTTCATCGTCATTATATATATCCTCTACTTCTAAGTCATCTTCAAGGTAGTCACGTTTAGATTCAATAAAGTCTTCAAAGCGATGAACTAAATCCTCAGAACTAATCTCCAGTACCTCTAGCAAATCAATCTCAGGCAACTGCTTCAGCTTATCACACAGGTCTTTGAATGTCATGACATATCCTTACCATACCGATTACGCAGATAGTTTATTGATACAGGTAACTCATCAAAACTACCATCGTCTACCTCGTTCAGCATCCAAATACCAGACCAACTGCCATTGGTTTGTGGGTTCAGATACTCCTCATCGTGTTGGTAATAAATACCAGCAAACAATCCAGTGATGTTCTTACCGTCTGCACGTCTAGCATAGGCTATGTCACGGTCTTGTACATGACCTTGCACACACGACATCATCTTCTTCTGTAGCAACAGCTTTGCATTAGTGACAGGTCTGCCCATAACGCCTGAACAGAAGTAGTGACAGTACACAACACCGTCAATCACCTTAGGCTCTAGGAATGGTACAACTTCCCAGCCCATCTCAGGCAACATCAAGTCCTTGTAGCTCATCAGTCCTTCTAACTTTGCATCAGACTCTATAGCTCTCTCAATACGATACTCGTGGTTGCCAAGCAGGAACACCATCTTAGGTCGCCAGATCTTCTTCTTGTTGATGCGAAGACGCTCACGCTCTGCTCTGATAGGCTCAAGGAATGCAAGCATAGCATCTATACCAGCCTCTACATCCTTAGTGTAACGTCTACCCTCAAAGCTCTTCTTGCCTACGTCATAGCTTGACAGGCTTGGCATATCCCAGTGGTCGCCTAAGTGTATGATCACGTCTGGCTTCTTGTCTGCAGCGTACTGTCCAGCCCACTTCATGTGAGAGTATGTGCTGTCAGGCTTGACCTGCGTATCAGGTATGATTAGATGCTTAGTCATCTTTTAAATCTCCACTTGTTTGGTAAACTCTGTGGGGTGTAATAAGTGAAACCATTCTTATCTGCCCATTCCGCCATCGTAAACTTAGTGCCGTCTGCTCTCTTTCTAGCAAAAGGCATTGCAGTTTTTGGGTTTTGGAATACAAATACAAGTTCGTAAGCACACTCAAGATCAATATTACGTGTAAGAGAATCTCTAATGTCAACATACTTCTTAGCCTCTGCCCTATCTCTGAACCTTCCCTTCACTTCTATGTACGTGAGTATCTCCTCTTGCTCATCGTAGTAGATAAAGTCAGGCTCATATGTCTTTCGTTGTATATATGGTATCTTCTCTGTGTGAAACTTACACTGCCGTAGTTCCTTAGAGAGATCAAACTCGAGCCAGCTGTCAAATCCCTTCGGGATGTTCTTCCTTGTTCTCTTTGTCATTGACCTCTTCCTTGGTTGGTGGTGTCCAGATCTGCCCCTCATACCGCCTGAGCCACAATAAGATACCATTCTCTACAGCTCTCTCTTTACTACCCAGTTTCTCAACACAGATTTCATACATCTCTCGCTCTGTCTTACCTTCCAGTAGCTTCTTGGCTTTAACAGCACCGATTCCCTTGACACCAATGATGTTGTCAATGCGGTCACCAGTAAGAAACTGCATATAAAAGTTGAGATCGCCTTGTGTTTTGCTGATGTAGTACTTCTGCTTCTTGACAAAGTTATAGTGCCACCCCTTTATCTGATCAAAGTCCTTGTCGATACTGACCATGTAGCAATCGTCACCTAACTCGGTAGCACGTATTGCTATGGCATCGTCAGCCTCTTGTTCCTCAACTAGTACAGCACCTATCTCTAGCATATAGTCTCGCAGTGCATCGTAGTGTACAGGCTTGTCGCCTTTACGGTTGCCTTTGTAAGGCTCAGTGACTGCGTAGTCATTTCTAAAGTTAGTCTTACCAGTGATGAACAGCTCAAAGTCTTCGGTCTCTAGTTCCTCACAGATGGTTTGGATTGTCTCGCCAAGCATATGCCTAGCGAGAGCAAACCCCTCATCGTTGTACGCAAATCCTATGCGATACGTGAGGATGTCACCGTCAATCAGAGCGATCACAAAGCTTCCTCTGTCATCTCACCCTGAGGAACGTACTCAATCAAGTCAGTAACTGTCAAGCCACCAATCTTAATCCCAATAGACCAACCAGTACGTTTAGTTGGTGCGTGCATCCACTCAAAAGCTTCTGCTTTTACGTCAGCCTTAGAGCCATTCGCTACCTTGCCACCAAAGATAGTACCGTCAGCTAGGTAAGCAGCGATAGGGAAGTTAGCTGACTTAGCAGTTACGAAGTAACCCTTCTCGTCACCCTTGGTTCTTACGTTTACACCAATGTCTTCAAGCGCAGACACCTGCTCAGGATTAAGCTGACACAAATCAACCTGATACTTACCAGACATCTGATTCTTCTCTGACAAAGAAGCCCAGTAGAGGGTTACGTTGTCTAGGTCTATTGATACTTTATTCATACAGTCTTCTCCTTAATTGTTTCTATAGAAACTTCTTATATGCTACATATTATACAGCAAAAAGAAGTATTTGTCAATGCGTATCATACCAGCTGTTACCAATTTTAGACTCAGCGTCTACGCGAACTCTGAATCCAAGCACTTCCCCTGCCTTGGTTGCTGACTCTTCCATGATTCTAGCGACAGCCTTTGATGCTTCTTCTTTAACCTCCATCTGTATCTCATCGTGAACGAATGCTACCTGTTTTACATAGTGATGTAACCCTTCCTGCCTCAGTCTCTTGTGTATCTCAACGCACCACTGCTTGGCTATGATTGCTCCACAGCTTTGGAGTAGCGTGTTGAGTGCGGCTCTTGCTGATCTGATGTGGAGTCTTCTACCGTCAAGTCCTTTGATTGTGCCTTCACCTGCGAGTGTACCCACGAGCGTCTGCAACTCTCTAAGCTTTGGCGTGTTCGTATAAAAGTTCTCGAGTATCTGTTCACCTTCCTTTGCACCTCCTCCTACGATTGCTCCTATCTTAGCAGCACCTGCACCATAGAGTGTAGCATAGATCATAGTCTTTGCCATGCTTCTCTCTGGCAGTCCTGCGGCTAGTTGGTTCTTGGTATGGATGTCACCCTCAAGTAGTTCACGAGTCCAGTCTTCGTCTTGCATATAGTGTGCTAGACAGCGCAACTCAATACCACTCAAGTCACAGCCGACAAGCTTGTAACCTGAAGGTACTGTCCAACAACTGCGGCACTCCTTGCCATACGGACTTGACACTGACGGTATCTGTCCCATGTTGGGACTACTGTGTGTCATGCGACCAGTCACTGCACCATTACTAATCACTCGACCATGCACTCGACTATCTGCCTCTGCTTTGTCAAGCCAGCTCTCGACCAAACCTACGCGCTTCTGAAGCATAAGAAACTCTGCCACTAGCTTAGCCTCTGGCAGGTCTATCTCAGCGAGTGTGCCTTCGTCTACGACTGGCTTGCCTGTCTCTGTAGTACGCTTCCACTTAACACCAAGACTCTCGAGCCTCTTC